AGTTATTTCTGGTTTCACTGGACGTGCTAACACTAGAGCGACAGTAGATGTCGGGACAGTGAGCTCAAGCGTTAGTATCTATGCCTCAGATTTCGGAAATTTAGAAATAATTCCGTCAAATAGAAGCAGAGACAGGTCTCTACTTTTAGTAGATCCTGAGTACGCTAAAGTGTGTTTCTTGAGAAACTTTAAAACAGTAGACATTGCCGCGATTGGTGATGCTGAAACTAAACTATTACTCGCTGAGTATGGTTTAGAAGTTTCTAACGAAGCCGCGCACGGAATCGTAGCTGACTTAACTGCATAACAAAATTTGAGGGGGGCCTTGGGCCCCTCTCTAATTATTATGAAAAAGTCGACTCTAATAGCAAATAAAAGCGGAATGCAAACTGTCTTTCATACAGAGGACGGCAAAGGAGTCACAACGACTACACAAGACGTAAGCAAAACAGTTAATTACGTCAAAGAACTAAGAGACAATGCGCCAGGAAAAGATTTAAGGCACGTTGCAGAGGTACCTTTGGTTATATGGGAAAAAGCTGTTCAAGAGGGATGGCACAAAGATAAGGCAAAGTGGAAAAAATGGTTAAATGATCCGGCGAACGGGATCTTTAGAACTTGGCCTGGGAAAGTATAAAAAATTATGACTTATGCAGAATTAAAAACACAAATTGCAAATTATTTAAACAGATCCGATTTAAGCAATGTCCTGGACGATTTTATTAAGCACACCGAAGCTGAGGTAAATAGAAAGTTAAGACACAAAGATATGATGAAAAGAGTCACGGCCGTTGCTGATACTCAATATGTTCAATTACCTGGCGATTGGTTAGGTGCTGTTAATATAGATATTCAAAACACTAACCCAACAGTAAATTTAAAACAAATAAGCCTGGAGTCGATGGATGATTATAGAACTGCAAACGATGATCCGTCCGGACAACCTAGATATTTTGCAGTCGATGGCGACACCCTAGAATTAGCGCCCACACCAAACAAAGAATATACCTTACAAATGGTTTATTACGCTGAGTTACCATCTCTTAACTCTACTAACACAGAAAATTTTTTATCAAGAACTGCGCCAGATGTTTATTTATATGGCGCGTTAAAACACGCTTCTATTTATTTAATGGAAGATCAAAGAATTCCCCTGTTCGTCCAATACTTTGAAAAAGCAATGGAAGAACTGAGGATGCAACAAGCGAAAGCGGACTATCATAAAGGCTCTCTTATTTTAAAAAGACGCACTTATGGTAAACCGAAATCGCTTAATTATTACTATAAAAGCTAATTAATAGGAGGAACACATTATGGCCGGTTTTAGTGATTTTTTAGAGACGAAAGTCTTACAACACGTTTTTGGAGCCTCTGCATATTCGGCTCCATCGACACTTTATATCTCGTTATATACGGCGGCCCCCACAGATAGTGGAGGAGGCACCGAGGTGAGTACTTCGGGAACTGCTTATGCTAGACAGTCGGGCGCTTTTACTGTTACGGGAAACACTGCTAGTAATACAGCAAATATTGAGTACGCTACTGCAACTGCTAACTACGGAACTGTTGTTGCGATGGGTATTCATGACGCCGCTACTGGCGGTAATTTATTGGCATATGGAAGCCTTACGACTTCAAAAAGCGTAAGCTCAGGTGACGTTTTTAGATTTAACGCTTCTGCGATAGATATTACGTTAACTTAACGAGAGGTATTTATGGCCTCTGTTCCTTATGGCAGTTACTTTTATGGGCGTTCCAGGTATGGAACGCCTGGATACCATTTCGCCGCGTCTGATATAGACGCGACGGCGGGTATAAATGCGCCTGGTACATTAGATTACACATTATTAGGGCCAATAACGGCGGCCCAAACAACGGGTGCATCTATCCAGGGTAATCATATTTTTCAAGCGTCCGGAACTTTTAGCGGATCCTCAAGTATGACTGCTGAAATGCGTCGAGTTAGACTTGGTATACCTTTAACTTTACAAGAAACATCGGGAAACTTAACTCATGGAACTCAAGTAGATCAGGCCGAAACTTTTATTAATCCAATTTCAGGACATAGCGCAACCGGAAACCAAATTGACCAGGGATCCGTTAGTATTCAACCGGCGTCGACCTCAACTCAAGCGGGACTACAAATAGATTTAGGGGCGACTAATATTAGCGGTACTTCAAGTCAAACGGCCTCAGGTTTACAAATAGACCTGGGCCAGGTTAATCCTTTCGGAACATCATCTGCAATCACAGTAGGTACACAAATTGATTTAGGCGCGACAACCGATATAAATGAAACATCAAATGTTTTAACTTTAAATCCAATATATTCGATTCAAGATATTGATATATATGTAGTCAACTCAGGCGGCTCAAATAAATTTTCTCCATATACAAATCTGTCGCCAGGGGCCTCAATTACTTTAACACCTGGATTTACAATTAATTTATTACAAGATGATACAAGTAACGCGGGGCATCCAATTTATTTGAGCGCAGTACAAAATGGAACACACAACACTAGCATTGCACATATTTCATTAAGAAAAGATGTTAACGGAACAGAATTTTTACAGATACAAGGATCATCGACATCATCTGCAAACCCTGGAGGTACTGCATCGGACGAAAGACGGACTTTATATATTTATAACAGTGATACATCAGGTCAGGCCCCAACTTATAGTGGCTCTCAATGGCCATATATTTTTCCAAAAACAGTGGTGACAAAAGATCCGCAAGTCACGGCAACAATAAGCTCAATAACTGTTGGTGGAAACCAGGTTTTAACAGTAAATGGATATCCGGTTTATCAATATTCTGGAGACTCGTCTCCTGATACTGCAAGTGGAGTTTCATCACAATGGAAAGCGCTAACTAATAATGGAACTTCACATACGACTGCAAAGTCAGGCGACTTTGTTTATGACTCAATTTTTTGGATAGGATCTAGTTACGTCGGCACCGCCGGACAACCAGGATCTTATTTAACTGTTAATAATATAACGGGCACAACGCAAACCTTATATTATTTCTGTCGCAATCACTCAGGAATGGGTGGAACTGCATTAATAGGGACGACATTACAGGGTATCGAGGCCGTTTATAGTATTTCTGAGTCAAGTACTATTAATTCGGAATCCGGACTTACTTCTTTTGGAATTAGAAAGTATTTTCTTGAAAGCGCATTGTCGTCGTCCTCTAGTATTTCAGGTGATGGCGGTATAAAATGGCAAGAGCAATCTGCACCCGCTACATCCTGGACAGAACAAAAAATTGCGAGAACACCATAAAATAGGACAATATTATGAGCGATACATTTACTAATAATTTAAATTTAACAAAACCCGCCGTTGGTGGATCTACTGACACCTGGGGTACAAAAATAAATAATGACCTGGACTCCGTTGATGCAATTTTTTCAGCTACGGGTACTGAGGTCAATGTCAGATTTAACACTGCAAATTTTGACGATAATAAAAAAGCATTATTTGGTACAGGTGATGATTTAGAAATTTACCATGATGGTTCTCATTCAAATATAGTTGATGTTGGTCAAGGAAATTTAAGAATTATTGGTAATTCACAAATATATTTTGGCAGAAGTATTGGGGGAGAAGCGTATGCAACTTTTAACTCAGATAGCTCAGTAAATTTATATTATGATAATTCTGTCAAATTTGTGACATCATCTTCTGGTGTTTCTATCACAGGAGATATTGCAGTCACAGGAAATGTTGATGGGGTAGATATTGCGGCCCTAAATACAACTGTTGCCGGAAAAGCAAACACTAGTAGCCTGGCGACTGTTGCAACCTCAGGGGCCTACGGGGATCTTTCCGGAACACCAACTATTCCAACAACTAATAGTCAACTTACGAATAGTGAAGGATATACAACTTACAATTCAAATCAGGCAACCAACACAAATTCTGGTGTTTCCTTTAGTGGTGTTAGTATTAATGGTAATCACGATTTAACTTTAAATACAGGAAATTGGACAGGAGAAAAATCAGGAAAAATACAAAGACATTCATCTCATATGTATTTCCAAACCGACAATGCTGGTAATTTTATATTTAGAAATTCAAATGGTGGGGAGGGACTTAGTATTACAGCTAGTAATGGAGCATTAACAAGTCAAAATAATATAACTGCTTATTCAGATATTCGTCTTAAAAAAGATGTTAAAACAATCGAAAATGCTCTTGATAAAGTTTCTAAATTAAGAGGTGTTGAATACACCAGAATTAGTAATGATGAACGAGAAATTGGAGTTATTGCTCAAGAAGTCAAAGAGGTTGTTCCAGAGCTTGTAGATATAAAAGATAATTCAGACAGTTTTAATGAAGGAATATCTGATATACACGTTATGAAATATCAAAACACAGTCGGTTTATTAATTGAGGCTATAAAAGAGCTACAGAAAAAAGTTTCAGATTTAGAGGGTAAATAATGCCAGTACCTAGTAGTGGAGCGATATCCTTAAATCAATTTCACATTGAAGCCGGGGGCACAAGCGGCACACAATGTTCTATAAATGACTCCGATATTAGAGCTTTAATTAGTAAAGCCTCTGGGTCCACAATGTCATTTAACGAATGGTATGGCGCAAGTAGTGGCCCGTCTAGTTTCTCAAGAACTTTATCTCCCGCACGTTTTCAAATTATTGTGTATCAATACGTGATCTTTCTTAACACAGATTATCGAATGGAAGTTTTTGTGAATAGTTACAATCCGGCGGGATCTAACAACACAGCAACCGGTACAACATCACAATTTATTGACAGTGCCGGTACTTTACAAACATTAGTGCAGGTGGAGGCTTGGGATGGCTACAAGGGCCCGGCGGCCGTGCAAGTAGAATTGTTAGGACATAATGCGGGAAATAACTGGACACTATCTTTTGGAGGATACAACGTTACTCCAGGTAGTAATTTCGGAAATATGACTTGGCAATCAGCACTTAATTCAACAAGCGTTGGTGCAAATAGCAGTACACACAATGTCACTAGATACACTTGGAACGATGGCGGTAATGGTTCATCGTTACAACTTTTCAATTCCACTAGCTCACAATCTTTTAGTATTACTTAAAAAATGAATCAGGAAAAAAAAGATATAAATATTAAACCCCTTACTGAGGAGGTAGCAAAAGAAATCGAAAAAGTCGACGATGCTTTTGTTAATCCTTATGTTCCAAACCCAAATCTAGAAAAAGAAAAGGTCGAAAAAATATGATTTTCACAGTACCAATGAAACCAATTAATGTTGATGGTGAGTTACAGTTTTCTTATGCTATTAACACAAAAAAAGGACAAATAATAAAACGTGAGGATTGGCTTGAACAACCGAATTTAAACAATATCGAGTATTATCCTGGTAATAATAAAATTGCAAAAAGTCTTAATAATTACATTATGACTCAGGGCAAAATTAAAGTCACTTACACCTGGGAAGATGGAGAAATATCTGAGGAAGATATCGAAGAATATAAAAAATTGTGTGCTGATTTAAATGTTGAAGATCCGTACGCAAATTGGTCAGATGGAAATAATAGTATTTCTTGGATCTTAGAATATCCGGCCTGTGTTAAAGATTGGACTGATAGATCACTTGCCTGGGAGCCTAAAACAAAAACTGCATCACTAGAAATTCTTGAGGACGATACTGTTATATTATGTGTTTTACAGGAAAATTTTGGGTGGGATTATAAAAATGTTGATTTAGATCCTGGCGAGGAAATTGATTGTGAAAAAAAAGAAAATTTAAATTACTTATTTTTTGGAAATGACTGTTTAATCACAGTGCAATCTCCGGACGTTGTTGGTGAAACTTTTACATACCAGGCGAAACAAAACGAAATAAAAGAATTAACGAGCAATAAATGTACAATTAAAAACACAAGCGATAAGCCTTGTAAGGTCGTACTATTATGCAAATCCTAAAATTTTTTAAACATAGCTACAAATATTATAAAAGTGAAAGTGACACTTCCGCAGATATAGACCAAATTTTTGGTTTTGTTCAGGCGTTGGATAAAAAGAGAAGTCAAAAGTTAATGAAAAAATTTGATGAATCCGTAGTAGCAAAAAAAGTTTATAAAGATTTACCTGATATTGAAAAAATAAAAAAAAGAAAATTTAAAAAAGGTACTTTTGGTCACGAATTTAAAAAATTTAATGCTGATATGAAACACGATCTTTTTATTGAAAGTATGAAAACTTTAACACCTAGAAATAATAAAGAAAAAAAATTTTTTAAAAGGGCTATGTTTCAACATGATTTAATTCACTTTTTGAATGATTATGACACTACGCCAGTAGGCGAGGTTATGGTTTTATCTTTTAATTTAGCTAAAGAGTGGAGATGGTCATATTTTGCAATATTATTTTCATCCTTTTTTATGGCTTTAAGAAATAGTTTTGATTCAAAAAAAATGTACCCTGGCACCCTTTATCAAAAAATTAAATTTTCTCCTTTAATATCTTTTTGCAAATTAGTGAGAGAGGGATATAAGCACGGCAAACAAACAGATTGGTTAATGACAGTAGATTTTGATAACCTTTACGATTTACCGACAAATCAAGTTAAAAGAAAATTAAATATAACTCCCTCTAAATATTGGTTATTTATTTTGCCATTTTGGACTGAGCTACATAAACAATATAAACAAGTAAGTAAGAACTATAATTAGATGCCATTATTACCAATTAAATTAAGACCAGGTATTAGAACCAACGGAACCAATTATCAAAACAAAGGAAATTGGATAGATGGTAATTTAGTGCGTTTTGAAAATGGTTTTTTAAAAAATATTGGTGGTTGGCAAAAATTAAAATCTACTCCGGTTGTTGGCACACCGATTGGCGCTTATGCTTATTTTACAAACCTAAACAAACAAGTCTTGGCTATAGGTACCAGGGAAAAAGTTTACGTTAATTACGATAATATTTGGTACGACATAACTCCAACAGGCTTCGTTGGCGATATTACAAACTCTCCTTTAGGTTATGGCGCTTATCAATGGGGTAGCGAAGATTGGGGTGACGCTAGATCACAATCAGGCCTGGCATTTAATACAAAGCCATTTAGTTTTGCAAACTTTGGTGAGGATTTAATTTTTGTTTGTGGCTCTGATAATAAAATTTATAAATGGAGACCGGACAACGGGTCAGGAACTACTCCTCCGACACCTGATAGTATTGCCGTGCAATTAACTAACTCTCCGCTAGGATCCCAAGGCGTGTTAGTAACAAACGAACGGCACGTTTTTGCTTTTGGAAATACTGCAAACCCGCGACAAATAAGATGGTCAAGCAGAGAAACAGATACAACATGGACTCCCGCCACAACAAATACGGCCGGTGACTTAATAGTTACATCCGGAGGTCTAATACAAGGTGGAGTCAAATATGGCTCAGACATTTTAGTTTTTACCGATGTTGGTTTAAATAAAATTTATTACACCGGGGCTCCTTTTATTTATGGAATAACAGACGCGGGACAAAACTGTAGAGCGGCAAGTATGAGAACAGTTGTTAATACCGGAAACTTTGTCGCCTGGATGGGTGATAACTCCTTTTATATTTATTCGGGCCAGGTACAAAGATTGCCAAGTGACGTGCACGATTTTGT